ATGGCAGAAGAAAAGAAAGAGCGAGATCCGGAATGGATGCAAAAATTATGGCGTCCGGCGATGGGCTGGATGTATATGTTAATCTGTTTAGCAGATATGATTGTATTTCCAGTATGCTGGTCATTATTGCAAGCCTTAACTCATAGCCCTATCACACAATGGAATCCACTAACACTACAAGGTGCTGGTCTATTCCATATCGCAATGGGCGCAGTTTTAGGTATCAGTGCTTTTGGTCGTACACAGGAAAAATTAGCAGGCACAGCCGCTAATCCAACAGCAACAAGTCAAATAATGACAACTAATAATAATATGTCAGGCAACGTAGCTGGTGGCTTTGGTAGTGGTCAAGGCGGCGGAATGGGCGGCGGATTTGGAGGAGCATCAAGTGGCGGATTCGGTTCATCAATGGGCAGCGGCTCAACATTTGGCGCACCTGCGTCAGGAGGCTTCGGTTCCACCAGCGGTGGTTTTGGTTCAACACCAACATCTACAGGCGGCTTTGGAAGCACACCAACACCAGGTGCAACAATCACAACAAGCAGCGGAAAGTTAGGTCCAGCATCAACAGGTGGCTTCGGCGCACCACTATAAGGAAATTAAGATGAAAAAACTATTAGCACTTTTAATTGTAGCGGTATTTGCTTCTTCAGCAATAGCAGCTGAGCCAACTAAGAAAGCACCTGCTAAAAAAGAAGTAAAACATCACAAGAAATTTGAAGGCGAAAAGGTTCCAGAAAAAGCACCAGCTAAGGCACCGGCCAAGAAAAAATAACCTCTCAGTAAATCTGTAGTAAATATAAAGGACTGCTTGACACAGTCCTTTTTTTATCGTATAATGTAGAGACTATGGATTACTATTCAACTTTAGGATTACAAAGAGGCGCATCTGACGCCGATATCAAAAAGGCTTATCGCACTATGGCGATGAAGCACCATCCGGATCGCGGTGGCGACGAAATAAAATTCAAAGAGATTTCACAGGCCTACGAATTTTTAACCGATCCGCAAAAAAAACAGATGATCGATTCTGGTATTGATCCAAATAGCCCTAATCAAGGGTTTGGTGGATTTAATCATCATCAGGGCGGAAATCCTTTTGAATTCCATTTTGGTGCAGGCGATGTAAATGATTTCTTTAACAACTTTGGGTTTGGTGGATTTGGTCAACCAAGGAGCAACAGAAACCGCAGCCTTAATATTCAAATTGAAATCACCCTTGAGGATGTATTGCGAGGCAAGGATATAAATGCTGAAGTAGGAATCCCCGGCGGCCCGAAAAAAATGGTCAACATTTCAATACCTCCGGGCATTGAAACTGGGCAACAGATTAGATACGACGGAATGGGAGATAGTTCTATTCCCCATATGCGCCCAGGAGATCTAATTGTAAATATCATCGTCAGACCACACCCTGTGTTTAGACGTGAAGGTATATCACTGATATATGATCATCATATTGATGTATGGGATGCCGTGCTAGGTTCAGGCATTGACATCAGAACTCTAGATAATAAGCAACTAAAAATTACTGTTCCTCCCGGAACACAACCAGATACAGTATTAAGCTGTAGGGGTGAAGGGTTACCCGATGTACGTTCGAGACAACGAGGAAATCTATTGATTCGTATCAAAGTAGATGTTCCACGCAATCTTACACCAGAACAATTAGCAAAGGTACAAAAATTAAAAAATGAGCTTTGAACTAGGACCGCACGACAGTCTAACGCAGGTTAGTACTCCTTGGGATTTCAGCACAGATGGTGATGCACAACAGCTTGAAAGAGATATGATTGATTTTATGGTATCCAGTGGAGGCATTGGTCTAGCAGCAAATCAGATCGGTATTACCAAACGAGTGTTTGTAATGGGAAGTAATACTATTCCAGATTTTCCTGCACCGTTCGCAGTGTTTAATCCTGTGATCAAAGAATCTAGCACTAACCTAGTATTAGATAGAGAAGGTTGCCTCAGCTATCCTGATTTGTTCTTAATGGTGAAACGTCCGGACTGGATTATCGCCGAGTATCAAGACAGCGAAGGCAACATCAAAGAAATACGGGTAGACGGATATCTAGGTAAGTGTTTTCAGCACGAATTAGATCATCTAGATGGTATATGTTTTGTTGACAAGGTCAGCAGAATGAAGTTACAATTAGCTATGCAAAGACTAAGGAAAAAGTAAATTATATGATCGAACCAAGCCAAACTCTACAAATTATATTTGAAAACTCAGTGGCTGTTGCTAAAGAGCTCGGGCACGAATATGTTACAATAGAACATATTGTTTTTGGTATAATGAACGACCCAGAATCATATGCTATGATTGATGGGTTTGGTGGCGATGCGAATTTCATCAAAACTAATCTTGATCATTACCTAAGAAATAATCTTAATGATATCAAGACCGATGACCCAAATCAACGTCCAAGAAAAACCAACAGTGTTGAGCGTGTACTAAATCGCTGCTTTACACAGGTGTTGTTTAGTGGACGTCAGCGTATGGAAATTGCTGATGTTATTATCAGCGTCCTTTCAGAGAAGAATAGTTTCGGCTTTTATTTCTTACAAAAAGGCGGTGTAACCAAAGAGAAGTTTGTTAAGTTTTTCCAAGAAAATATTGTAGTCCAAGAAGACGAGGATGAAACCCACCCTGTGACAACCCCTAACCAAGTGGATAAAATCCTCAACACATATTGTACTAACCTTAGCCTTAAGGCCAAACAAAAGACCATCGATCCAGTTATTGGCCGTGATGAAGAGCTAGAAAAGACACAGCTTGTGTTAGCTCGCCGTAATAAGTGTAACGTGCTTATGGTTGGTGATCCAGGTGTAGGTAAGACTGCTATTGCCGAGGGTATGGCACGTAAGATCTTTGAAAAGAAAGTTCCTAAGTTTATTCAAGACCACACTGTTTATTCACTTGACATACCTGCACTGCTTGCCGGTAGTAAGTATCGCGGTGACTTTGAAGAACGCATTAAGGCTGTGCTTACAGCACTTGAACGCAAGGGTAAGATTATTTTGTTTATCGATGAAGCACATATGATGAACGGAGCAGGATCTGCTAGCCAGAACAGCAATGACCTTGCTAATATTCTTAAGCCAGTACTTACCAAAGGTGTTATTAAATTAATCGCTTCAACTACTTGGGAAGAATATCGCAAGTACTTTGAAAAGGATCGTGCGCTTATGCGTCGATTCCAACGCATCACTATCGACGAGCCGACTCCAGAATTGACCGTTAAGATTATTAAAGGTATTCGCAAGTACTACGAAAAACATCACAATGTTAAAATCAGTGATGCAGCGATTGATCAGGCAGTTAAATTGTCTATCAAATATATGGCAGACAAGAAACTTCCAGATAAAGCCATCGACATCATTGACTGTGCCTGTGCTCGTTACAAAATCAAAGACGATGACGGTATGGAAGGTATACAACAGATTGTTGATATTGAGCAGGTTACTTACGAACTCAGTAAGATGATTAATATGCCGTTGGAGATTGTTGCTCAAAAAGAAAGCAAGAATCTTGCAGATCTTGAAACAGGTATGAAAGCAGCGGTCTACGGACAAGAAACTGCGGTTAACACATTGTTGGATAAAATCTTTGTAGCACAAGCTGGTATGAAGCATCCAAACAAGCCAATCGGTAGTTTCCTATTAATAGGACCAACTGGTACAGGTAAAACAGAAACAGCTCGTGTGCTCGCTGATAAGATGGGTATGCAACTCGTACGTTTTGATATGAGTGAATATCAAGAGAAACACAGTGTAGCACGGTTAATCGGTGCGCCTCCGGGTTATGTCGGCTTTGAAGATAACGCTGGTCAATTGATCACTAAGTTACAAGAAGCTCCTAACTGTATTTTATTGTTAGACGAAATCGAAAAAGCTCACCCTGATGTTTCAAATATCTTGTTACAGTTTATGGACAACGGATTTGTAACCGGAAGCAACGGAAAACAAGCAGACGGTCGTAACTGTATTTTACTTATGACTTCAAACTTAGGTGCTCGTGATAACGAAAATAACAGCATTGGCTTCGGTGAGATTGCTAAAAATGATGAAGATGACAAAGCGGTTAAGAAATTCTTTGCTCCTGAATTCCGCAATCGTTTAGATGCTATTGTCAAGTTCAGTAAACTAGAAAATTCTGTAGTTATTCAAATTGTCAAGAAGTTTATTGCAGAACTTAATAACCAGCTCAAAGACAAGAACATTGAGATCGTTGCCAACGCAGAAACAGTACGTTGGTTAGCTGACAAAGGCCACGACAGTAAAATGGGTGCTCGTCCATTGGCGAGGCTCATCGATACAGAGATTAAATCTCCATTAAGTCGTCGAGTATTATTTGGAGATCTAGTAGATGGTGGTCGTGTAAATGTTACTATCGAGGATGACAAGCCCGCATTTACTGTTACAGAATTACCAAAGCCGTTAAGTAAAGAAGAAAGAAAGGCCGCAAAATTATTAGCATTAGACAAGGAGACGGCAAATGATGGAGTTGACCAAGACGACTAGTTGTAAGTTTTACAACAAGTGGGTCTATAAAATCTCGCTTAAATCGAAAGGCGCAACGATGTTTAGAAGTCTCTCACTTGAAAGGGTGAGAGAATTCTGCATCGACGGACAGCCAAATGCCTATGCAAGCTCAATACAAACACGAGCCTTTGCTCACAAAGATGAATTACTCGATCTAGTAAATTTTTTAGAATCTTATCCTTCTAACATCTGGGCGAAGCGTATTGAAGGAAATTCTATTGATCTTTATACCAACGACCGTGAATTCTACGATTCTGCTTCATTGAAGTTCAAAGACCAACTAATACATAGGTTCGAGCCTAACGGCAATATAGATTTACTCGACGAAACTAGAACTATCGTTGGTAAAAAGTTGCCGCACGGAAAATATCAGTTTAGGGTTTATTTGTTGCCGCACAAAATGGGCGGAGATAAAGCAGCCAAGAAACAATATGTAGAATGGCTACAAAAACAAGACCCTAAAATGACCTGTACTCCTGCTGTAGAAAAATGGTTCATTAATACTGACTGGAATTGGGATCGTAGATATATTTTAGTTGATAACGAGCAGTCCTTGCTGATGTTAAAACTAAGAAACGCAGAAGTTGTGGGACGTGTTTACAAATACGTTGTATCCGATAAATAACTGATGTCCATAGAAATCCATACTCTGCTATCAAATATCACTACAGAATCATCAGATTCTACATTATCCTACGGTGAAAAGTCCAAGGGTGCAGGATACCACAAAGGCAACAGTGGGCTGCACACAGTTGTATACAATCTTGATAATTTTACAGGTACTATTAAATTACAGGGAACTCTAGAGTTATATCCTGGCGAAGGCGATTGGTTTGATATCGATGGCACTAATCTAGAAGGTGTCATAGGAACTTCGCTAGAAACTGTTAATTTTACCGGCAATTTTGTTTGGATTCGCGCCGCATACAACCTACAAACCGGTACTATCACCGAAATCCGTTATAATTACTAACCCGCTGTAATCGATAAATATAGTATGACCTTACGGAACAGTACTATGAGAGACCTTATCACAAAATTAGATCTTGTTTTATTTGAATCAGCACTTAATCCCAAAAACCCTCAAGCGGATTACGAAGCTAAAAAACAAGCATTAGACAAATTAGAGATGGATCCTGTCGCAAACAAGGATCCAGAAATCACTAAGGCTATTGCACAACGCAGAGCTGACCTAGAAAAAGAAGCGGCAGGTCTGGGTGTAAAAGAAACTTCAGTACTAGAAAAAGCCCCCGAAGGCTGGGAAGGCACCGTTAAAGCTATGAAGAAGCATAAGGATATCGATAATCCCTATGCTCTAGCAAACTATATGAAGAACAAAGGCTACAAGAGTCACAAGAAGGAAGGCTACATTAAAGCCTACGGGGAAGGATCTTTTGACGATGAAGATTTCCGTAATCAAGAACGCAATGCTGGCTTAGATCGTGAACCACCAAATAACTTTGCCATCTATATCAACGGTAAAAAGTGGAAAGTACTTCCAGGCCGCGGAACATACGCTGACGATCAGCGTGAAAGACAGCACTATCGTCAACTACAAGATATGTGCGCTAAGAAATCTGCAACTACTGGTAAAAAATGGTCTGTACACGTGACCGGCGAGGCACCAACATAATGGTAAAACTATACGAAATGTTCAGCCCTATAGGCGGTCCAAATACAATGGACGAGCCGGAAGTAGATTGGGCTGACGATCTTAAATTCTTCATTGACAACGATGATGAACTTCTACAGAATGAATTGTTTCCTGCGATCAAGAAACATAAAAAATATCACGGTCACCCCGACGCATATAAGTTATATGTCAAGCCGGTACAGAGATGCTGTGATGCCTACTGCGACAAATTTGACATTGACGACCGAGAAAATAAGTTCGCTCCAGAAGTACTGCTAGATCTAGCAAAAGTTATCGCGGACGAACAACATAAGCATATCGAAAAAGGCCATTACAAATGAGATTCCGTGATTTAGTTGAGGCAGAATCTAAGCACGTTTCATTCTGTTTCGGCAGGATGAATCCGCCTACAATTGGTCACGAACAAGTATTTGATACATTAAAAAGTCTCGGTGGCGATTTTAGAATCTATCTTAGCCAATCTCAAGACAAGAAAAAGAATCCACTAGACTACGGAACAAAAGTTAAATTTATCAAATTAATGTTTCCGCAGTTTGCTGGCAATGTCATTGAAGACACAAATCTTAATACCATTGGCAAGGTATGCAGTTCCTTGTACGATCAAGGATACAGAAATATTACACTAGTTGCAGGCGATGATCGCTTGCCAGCTATGAAAAAATTAATTGAAGATTACAATGGCGTAGAAGGCAAAGCACACGGTTTCTACAAGTTTGACGTTATCGATGGAAAGTCTAGCGGTGCTAGAGATCCAGACGCAGATGGAGTTGCTGGTATCAGTGCCAGTGGTGCTAGAGCCGCTGCTGCTAATGGTAACCTTGACGAGTTTGCTGAAGCTACCGGTGCTGGTCAATATGCAGAAGAATTATACAAAGCTGTTCGTGCTGGTATGGGTCTAAAAGAAAGCGTTTCGGAATCTCCTATAGAGTTAGATCGCAACGAGCCAATGAATCCTATGATTTACGGTCACGATAAGGCTAACCCTGCCAAGCTTCAATACAGAATGATGAGAGCAGCTGGTCAATTAAAAGATCTTGCCCAACGTGCTGAAAACGCCAGTCCATATGAATGGCAAACAATTACCAAACATTTTGAAGAACTGTCAATGAACATTGAACAGATCCGCCACGCATTAGAAGAATTATCTAAAGTTAAAAGCAAAGGTGGCATCAAGTCTAGAGGCATCACTGTATGAAAATCAGCGAACTACTAGTAGAATATAAGAAGGATCGCAAGGCTCCTAAGTTTAGTATCAAGCCTCGTAAAGGTCACGCACCAACACAAACAGGTGCTGGCGCACACAAAGATAAAAAGAAAGCACAGAAGCAAGGTGATACTAAACACAAAAAAGCGGATATTGAAGAAGGGCTCCGTGATGCTAAAGATAATCCTTGTTGGAAAGGATACCATCCAGTAGGTACTAAGAAGAAGGGTGGTAAGACTGTTCCTAACTGTGTACCAGAAGCAGCCAATCCAGCACAACAGGCTGCGATTGCTATCAATATGAAGAAGCATCACAAGAAGCCTAAGTCAGAAAGCCTAGAAGAAGGCACAGGCTGGGGTACGATGGGACCAAAGGCAGCTCAACAGATGCTAGCTGCGTTCAACGATGCTAGTCACGGAGTAGAACATTTCTCCAATGACGAGGCTGCTGTACAAAGAATCTACGATGCACTTAAAGATGTTGCTAGAGAACAACAAGTAGTACCTCATTTAAAATCTCTTTTAAATAGTGCCCAACACTATGCTCATCAAGAATTCGACACTAATCCCGGCAGTTTTAAAAACTGGTGGCAGTTTGTTGGTCAGTTTCTTGAAAGTCTAGTAAACAACTACAAAGAAAAAGGCGAGATAGAAGACGAGCCAGACTTTGAGTTAGATACCAACGAAGCAGTTAAGTTTCCTTTTGCAGGCGCCAAGGTAGGACAGAAAGCCGGAGTTGCCGGACAGTGGCGTAACAAAGGTCCTAAGAAAAATCAACCTGCCAAGCAAGGTGATCTTGTCGGTGGTGTGTAATGGACGAACTTGCTCAGATTAAACGTCTTGCTGGACTAACAGAATTTAAAGGTCTACAGCCCTACGGTGGTAGCAATATCAGTCTTACTGGTATGGAAAAACAAACATTAGAAAAACAACATAACATTAAACCAGGAACACCTGAATGGTTTAAATTATGGTTTAGTAAGCCTTACTTAACAGGTGAGAAGCCGGTAGGAAATGACGAATGGTTGAGATAAGCGAATCAGCAAAAGCAAAGATTATCGATCTTCTATCAGAAGAAAACAATCCTAATCTTTCCTTGCGTACATTTGTACAAGGTGGAGGCTGTAGCGGTTTCAGCTATGGCTTTACATTTGATGAAGAACAAAATGAGGATGATTTTGAAGTTCCATTAACAGATAAATGGAAAGTATTGATTGATGCAATGAGTATGCAGTATCTGCAAGGTGCAGAAATAGATTACAAAGATGATCTAACTGGCAGTCAGTTTACTATCAAAAACCCTAACGCTCAATCAACTTGTGGATGTGGGAGCAGCTTTTCAATATGAACGATTATCCAGTTTACCCAGAGGATGACGGATTCGATACCCCGAAGAATCCGTATAGCCCAGTATGAAAATTAACGAAATTATTTTAGAAGATTGGCAAAAAGTCAACAAACACGACAAGACCGATGGAATGAGTTCCAAGGCTGTTAAAGCCTATCGTCGTGAAAATCCAGGCAGTAAATTAAAAACTGCTGTAACTACCAAGCCTAACAAGCTAAAGAAAGGTAGCAAAGCCGCTAACCGTCGCAAGAGTTTTTGTGCTCGTATGTCAGGTGTGAAAGGTCCTATGAAGGACAAACACGGTAAGCCAACAGCCAAGGCCAAAGCACTGCATCGCTGGAACTGCTAATGAAAGCCAGCGAGTTAAATTTGCCAGAAGGTATGGAAATTTATGTCGATATGGACGGAGTTGTTGCTGACTTTTTTACAGAATATGCAAAACTTGCAGGTGTGCAATCCGGTAGTTACCGAGATATTCCTCCAGCAAAAGTAGATCCAACACTAGATAAAATGGTAGGCACAGATTTCTTTGCCCGCTTACCTAAGTTCCCTACAGCAGACAAACTATTACAGATTGTCATAGATGCTGCCGGATCATATAACATCTGCTCTAGCCCATTGCGTGGAGATCACGAAGGATCAGCAAAATACAAAAACATCTGGATTAAACAACATCTTAATCCACAACCTAAACACATCTACATTGTTGCTAACAAAGCCAAGTATGCTAAAAATGCCAATGGTATTCCTAATGTACTAATCGATGACCGAGGCAGCAATATTTCAGCTTGGGAAGCCGCAGGTGGTATAGGTATCAAATATCAAGCAGATGAAGACAGTCTCAAAGTTGTATTAGACGGACTCAAACGTGCTAGACGGGTAGGGCAAGGCGAACAAGAACACGATCCGCAGAAACTATCTAGTTTAGATCGCGGTAAAATGATTGCTGTACATTCCAGTGGCGATAAAGACGAAAGTATAAATTCTGAAAATTTTGCTGACGGAAAACATCCTGGACGCAAAGGACTTGCAAAACGCAGCGGAGTTAACACCAAAGCCAGTGTTAGCAGCCTGCGTAAAACTGCTAAACATAGCACAGGCGAAAAAGCACGTATGGCACACTGGCTAGCTAATATGAAAGCCGGACGTGCTAAACACGCTAAATAATACTATGAAAATTAAAGAATTATTAGAATCAGGTTCCGGTGTCACAAGCTCTGACATAAGCACCTTTATTAAAGGTGGGACTGGTCCTAAAGTAGGTACGCTTTTTGGAGGCAGCTATAAACAAGAACGCCCCAAAAAATCAGGGTCTAAGAAAACCCGCGAATCTATTATAAGAAGATAAATACAATATGGACCTTTAAACCCAAGGAAAAGAATATGGATTTCAAATCACTCATCAGCAAATTAGACAGTATGGAAGCTCCTCCAGCTACTCCAAAAGCTCCAGAACTGCCAAAAAGCGTTCAGCTAAACGAAGATGCACAATTACGTGTACTAGCTGGTACTTCTAGCATTTTAGCAGAAGCTAAGAAAATGAAAGAAGAAGACGAGATGAAAGTAGGTGACTCTAAAAAGACATCTACAGGCGGCACTGTAACTAAAACAAAAACTGGCATTGTTCACAAAGCTGGTAACAATTACAGCGGCAAAGCAGCTGAAAAAGAAGATAAGAAAAAGACAGATGAGTCCATCGAAGAGTCCAGCGATAAGAAAAATGCAGCTCGTGAAAAATTCAAGGCTATGATTGCTAAGAAGAAAGGCGAGAAGAAAGATGAAAGCGCAATGATGCCAAAGGGCAAAAAGCGTCCAATGAAAGAAGCCGCTAAGCCAGACTATATCGATCTAGACAAAGACGGCAACAAGAAAGAGCCAATGAAAAAAGCAGCCGCTGACAAGAAGAAAGGCGCTGTTAAAGAAGCTGCTAAACCAGACTTTAAGAAAGAGCCAATGAAGAAAGCTGCTTCTGATAAAAAGAAAACAGTTAAAGAATCTTTCGAGCCAAAGTTAACTTTCAAAGAAATGATCAAGTTAGTTCAAGAAAGTGGCGGTCAACAACAAATCGATCCAGTGGACAGAGAATTGTTTGCTTGGGCTCAACGTGTTGCTACTGCTAAATTCAACGAATCAGCCAAAGCAGAAGTATATGCAGGATTAGTATACGAGCGTATGGGTGGTGTGTTTGAAATGTACGATGTACTAGCTGAAGCACAAAAATAATAACCATTTCGGTAAACAAAAGCCAGTCATAGGTTGACTGGCTTTTTTTGTGGCTATATAATAGTCTTATAGGAGAACACTTATGGCTAAAATGTACGGACCGGAAGAAAAAGCAAAACTAGAAAGATTAATCAACGAAGGTGGTAATGTACTTCGTGAAGTTGAAGATCTACAAGAAGGTCTAAAAGAAACTGTCAAAGCAGTTGCAGAAGAATTACAAATTAAACCAAGCATTATCAACAAAGCCATTCGTATCGCACACAAAGATAACTGGAAGTCGCACGAAGAAGAGTGGGACGAAATTGAAATGATCCTCGGCGTTACCAAACGCTTGCCAGAATGATAGATGCAGTTTTTGGTCCAACTATACAATGGATAAGAGATGACTATAAGTCTCATCCAGCTCGCTTTATTATCGAGCTCTTGGCTTGGGCTGTGTCTATTGGTTGCTCGATTACAATGGCGGTCACTGTACCCAATCCTCCGCTGCTACACCTTTATCCTGTTTGGATTTCTGGTTGTGCAATGTACGCTTGGGCTGCTTACACTCGCAAATCATTTGGAATGTTGGCTAACTATATCTTGCTGACATCTATTGACACCTTTGGCCTTATTAGGATGTTGATCAATTGAAAACACACTACGTTTTCCCTACACCGTTCTATGAGTTCGATCTTTCAGATTTAACTGAACAGGTATTAGAAATGATCTCTGAGGAACCAAACTCGTTGAATCCTCAGTATCCTTCTATTACACAGACCAACGATCAGATCTTACACAAGAGTGAGAAATGGTTATTCCTCAAAGATAGGATTGAAGACTGTCTATTAGAGATACAAAAGACAGACGGCTACGATCCAGCATTTGGTCATTTGAGAATTAGTAGGTTGTGGGCAAACGTATCATTAAAAGGTTCCGGAGCTGAACACACTCAACATAGACATCCTATGAGTTTGTTGAGTGGCATATTGTATCTAACAGACGGATCATCAACTAAGTTTATGGATCCTTGCTATGCTCGTAGTCTAGCAGGAGTAGAAATACCCAACGACAAGTTGTTTGATCATTTGCTGATCGATCCTATGCCCGGAAAGATGATTGTGTTTCCTAGTTACATACAGCATTTAACATTACCACATTTTAGTCAAGACAACCACCGCATCACAATGGCGTGGAATTCGTTGCCTGAAAGAATGGTACCTTAATGACAAGACTTGTTGCGTTTGGATGCTCCTACACCTACGGAAAAGATCTGGAAGATCCCGAAACTGAATCTTGGCCTGCGATACTTGCAGCCTTACTCGAAACAGAGCACACAAATCAATCTGTAGTCGGTGCAGGAAATTTGGAAATCCTTTGGAATATTTTACATTTTGATTTCAGGCCAACAGATAGGGTAGTTATTATGTGGAGTCACTTTACCCGGGACCACATATTTCATCCAGATGGGCATCGTAGAATACGCAGTAGAGATGATGACGATCTTACTAGGCATTGGGTGTTGACACACGATGATTATGATGCTAATATACGTAACTGGTTGAGTATTCATCACGCAGATTTGTTTGTAAAACAATTTGCTGAGGTATATCACTTGTTTGGTGGAACATATCATTTGGAAAGAACTGCCAATCCTAAGTGTATACAAATGGATAATATCATTGATGTAGCGTTTGAAAATATTGATTTTGCTAAAGATTTAGCGCACCCTGGTCCAGAAAGTCATAGACTTTTAGCAGAAAAGATATATAAGATTATACAGTAAGGTTAAGCGAGCCATAAATCGCACAGTTGGTATTTGTGAGCCACAAATCACAAGGAGAAAAATATGAGTTATGTAGACGCTTTCTATGATAGAGAGCAAGATGTTATTCGTGTCGTTGAGCGTGATACCAAAGGCAATCGCCAATTTAAAGAGTATCCAGCAAGGCACATTTTTTATCACCAAGACCCCAAGGGCAAATATTATTCAATCAAAGGTGAACCGCTATCACGAGTTACCTGTAAGAATATCAAAGAGCTTCGTAAAGAGCTCGCAATCCACAGCAATAAAAAACTATATGAAAGCGATATCAATCCTATCTATCGCTGCTTAGAAGACAATTATCTCAATGTCGACGCACCAAAACTAAACGTAGCATTCTGGGATATTGAGGTAGACTTTGATCCGGAGCGTGGCTATGCATCACCTGACGATGCATTTATGCCAATCACTGCTATCGCTGTTCACCTACAGTGGTTAGACACTATGGTATGTTTGGCAATACCACCAAAGACGCTGTCGATGGAGGAAGCTACTAAGCAGGTTGCAGAATTTCCAAACACTATGTTATTTGACAATGAAGCAGATATGCTTGACACATTCTTAGATCTTATCAAAGATGCAGATGTGTTGAGTGGATGGAACAGCGAAGGCTTTGATATGCCCTATACTGTTAATCGCATCATTAAAGTACTGAGCAAAGAAGATACACGCAGACTTTGTTTGTTTAATCAGTTTCCGAAGAAACGCGAGTATGAAAAATACGGGAAGCAAGCTGTTACCTACGACTTAATTGGTCGTGTTCATTTAGACTCACTTGAACTTTATAGAAAGTACACATATGAAGAACGTCACACGTATCGATTGGATGCTATTGGAGAAATGGAAATCGGAGAAAACAAAACAGTCTACGAAGGTACATTGGACCAACTTTACAACAACGACTTCCGCAAGTTCATCGAATATAACAGGCAGGATTGTGCCTTGCTCGATAAACTGGATAAAAAGCTCAAGTTTCTAGACCTAGCAAATACACTGGCACACGAATGTACAGTATTGCTACAGACCACAATGGGTGCGGTTGCTGTTACTGAACAGGCTATTATCAACGAAGCCCACAAGCGTGGAATGATTGTTCCTAACCGTGTGCATCGCGAACCTGGTGCAGATACAGCAGCCGCGGGTGCGTATGTTGCCTATCCAAAGAAAGGTATCCACGAATGGATTGGTTCTCTAGATATCAATTCACTGTATCCGAGTGCGATTCGTGCATTGAATATGGGACCTGAAACAATCGTAGGACAACTTCGTCAAGATGGTACTAAAGCATATATCGAAGCAGAAATTGCCAAAGGCAAATCATTTGCCTCTGCTTGGGAAGGTATGTTTGGTAGCGTTGAATACTCAAGTGTGATGAACAGAGAAGTAGGACGTGAAATCACCATTGACTGGGAAGATGGTGGTAGTGATACTCTGTCAGCATCTCAGGTCTATGAATTGATATTTGATAGTAACCAGCCTTGGATGTTGTCAGCTAACGGTACTATCTTTACCTACGACAAAGAAGGTATCATTCCAGGACTACTAAAACGCTGGTATGCAGAACGTAAAGAGATGCAGGCCAAACTAAAAGACTCTATTAAAGCAGGTAATAAAATTGAAGAAGAATATTGGGACAAACGACAGTTGGTTAAAAAGATTAACCTTAATAGCTTATACGGTGCTATTCTTAACCCTGGTTGCAGGTTCTTTGATAATCGTATTGGCCAATCCACAACTCTTACCGGCAGAGCCATTGCTCGCCATATGGCCGGGAAGGTAAATGAAATCGTAACAGGAACAAATGATCACATAGGTAAAGCAATTATCTACGGTGACACAGACTCTTGTTATTTTTCAGCTTACACAACTCTTAAGAAAGATATCGAAAAAGGATTAATTCCTTGGAGCAAGGAAAACGTAGTTGAACTTTATGATACCATAGGAGAAGAAGTAAATGGCACATTCCCCAAGTTTATGCAAGATGCATTCCACTGTCCAAGGACACGAGGAGAGGTTATCAAAGCCGGTCGCGAGATTGTTGCAAGCAAAGGACTCTTTATCACAAAGAAACGATATGCAGTCCTCTACTACGACAAAGAAGGTAAACGAGCGGACATCGATGGAAAACCAGGCAAAATTAAGGCTATGGGGCTTGACCTCAAGCGGTCAGATACCCCGGTTGTTATCCAAGACTTCCTCAGCGAAGTTCTAACTAAAGTTCTAAACGGTGTTCCTAAAGAAGAAGTGCTACAGTATATCACTGACTTCCGCACAGAGTTTAAAACACGTCCGGGATGGGAGAAAGGATCACCTAAACGTGCTAACAACATTACCGAGTATCAGGCCAAGGAAAAGAAAGCTGGTAAAACAAATATGCCAGGGCACGTTCGTGCTAGTATCAACTGGAATACATTGAAGCGTATGTTCGACGACAAGTACTCTATGCAGATTGTTGACGGAGCAAAGGTTATCGTTTGCAAACTCAAAGACAATCCAATGGCGCATACTTCAGTGGCTTATCCAGTTGATGAACTTAGACTACCTCAATGGTTTAAAGACTTGCCTTTTGACGATGCTGAAATGGAAACCACAGTCATCGATGAAAAGCTAGGAAACTTGATTGGTGTTTTGGAATGGGACATCAGCTCAACTCGCAGTGATAATACATTCGGTAAATTGTTTGATTTTGAATAAAAAGTCATTGACTTTCACTCACGATCTAAATATAATCTTAATATACAGGAGAATTCTATGAAAGATATTTTACAAGACATCGTTAGTCATACACAGAACCTAGGGTTTTTGACTACCGTTAAAGTTACAGGTACAGAAGAAAAGACCACAATCAACTCAATGGCAGATGACCGTTCAGTTATTATGGAAGCCGAAACATCAGCGCCATATGCAGATATGTTAGGTGTGTTTGGTATGCCACAGTTAAACAAATTGAAATATTTGTTAGACGGCCCAGAATACAAAGAGGATGCAAAGATCACGATCGTTAACGCAGATCGCAACGGTGAAACTATTCCTGTTGGTATCCACTTTGAAAATAAAGACGGCGACTTCAAGAACGACTATCGTTTTATGAATTCACAGATCATCAACGAAAAGATGAAAACTGTTAAGTTCCGTGGTGTTAAGTGGGACGTAGAGATTGAGCCAAGTGTTGCTGCTGTAACACGTTTCAACTTCCAAGCAGGTGCTAACAATGAACATCCAACATTCTTAGCAAAGACAGAAGGCGGCAATTTGAAGTTTATCTTTGGTGATGCATCAACACACGGCGGTGAGTTTATTTTTGCACAGAACGTTGCAGGTAAATTAGATCGTGGTTGGACTTGGCCAGTGTTGCCGATCTTAAGCATTCTTAAGATTGCAGACGTAAACAACACAAAGATGAGCTTGTCAAATGAAGGTGCTATTCAGATCACTCTAGACAGCGGTTTGGCAACTTACAAATACATCATTCCAGCACAGAGCTAAAATATGATCAAAGGTTTACAAGGCGTAACAGGCATTACGGTTAGTGGCGGGAATACCTCCCTACCGTATATTGGCCCAAACTCAAGCAACCCAATGACGGGTATGGTACGTATCCACAACACTGAACTAGAAGTGTTTAATGGTAATAGCTGGCAACTGCTACCCAGCAGTTATGCCACTGTAAGTCTAGATCAAGATGTCCTGGACATTATACAATGGGCACGTAAAAAACGCAATGAGGAATTGGCTTGGGAATCTTTGGCAAAAGACAATCAGGCTGTTAAAATAGCATTAGAGAACTATCGTCAGGCAGAACAACAACTTAAAATTACAAAAAATTTAGCGAGAGAATATGAAACAACCAGTTAACCTAACACCATTACAGAAAGACTACGCAGTATATCTACCTGCGATTAGTTCTTTCTATAGCACCTATGTAGCAAAACAACGACTAGAAGAATTTGTTCCTAAAGATCGTATTCCAGCTGGATTTGATCGTGGCATCGAAGGTATGAACTTCTTAAATCCAGAAGAAGGATACTTTACCTACAAGTATGCACTATATTCAGCAGGTCACGCACAGCTTGACTTAGAAAAGTCAATGGAACAAGAGTCTATGATCCAACAACGTGATCGTGGAAATACAATGATCTTAGGTGACTCAGGTGGATACCAGATTGGTAAAGGTGTTCTTAAGTTTGATTGGTTGAACTTCGAAGGTGCAGAAGCTAATAAGACTCGTAAAAAGATTCTTGAATGGTTAGAGTTAACTGCTGATTGGTCAATGATGCTTGACGTTCCTACTTGGGCCTGTGACCATATTCATAGTCCAAAGACTGGATTAAAAACATTTGAAGACTGTTTAGATAAGACAAAGTTCAATAACAAATACTTCTTAGAAAATCGCTTAGGTCAAACTAAGTGGTTAAACGTTCTACAAGGCAGCGACTGGGATACCGCTGAGAAGTGGTATCGTGGTGTAGTAGAGTTCAGTGATCCTGTTGTATGGGGTGATAAGGCTGCAGAAGGTTGGGCTTTTGGTGGTGCTAATATGTGTAAGATGGATATCACGCTCAAACGTCTAATGACTATGCGTGACGAAGGTATGCTTACAGGTAAGAACTGGATTCACTTCTTGGGCACAGCACAGTTAGATTGGAGTTGTTACTTAACACAGATACAACGTCAGATCCGTGAACATATCAATCCGGAACTAACAATTAGTTTTGACTGCGCAAGTCCGTTTATTGCTACAGCTCACGGACTTGTCTACACAAACGCACAACACACTAACAAGCGTTGGTCAGTTATTATGGATAAGGCTCCAGATAACAAAGCACTATCAGGACGTCAAGATATTCCGTTTCCGTTTGAAAGCGAGTTTGCTTCTAGACTAACAATGGGTGATATCGCATATTACAACTACGGTGTTCGTAAGACAGACGAAGAACTAGGCGATGTTAAGTTTAATCATTTAAATCCAGAACATTATCATCAAGTTCCGAAACTCAACAAACTAGGCAAGATTCCAAACAAAACAAGTTGGGATAGTTTCAGCTACGCATTAATGATGGGTCATAATGTTGAATGTCATATCAAAGCAGTTCAACGTGCTCAACAGTTAATGGACATCGAATGTGCTCGCTTTAAGCCAGACTGGAGAATGAAGAGCATCGAAGGTAAGAAAGAAATCGAATACAGCGACTGGGTTCCGAACAAAGTATTGTATTTCTCTACTTTCATCGAAGAATTGTTTAATACTAAAACAAAAGCAGAAGCATTTGAAATGATTGAGACTGCTGCACAGTTCTTGAAATCATTAGAAGGTGCTCGACTGCAAGGCGGCCCTGCTGCTAACGAATTTAATAATTTGTTTACTGTAGAAGATGTAGCACCAGTAAGAGTTGGTCCAGATGGCCTACCGCTATTTGATCAACAAGACGACGATGAGTTAAACAGTTTAGTTGTAGAATAAGGATTATATGCGAGTTCAATCTAACGCAAAGTTATATGCACCAAAGTGCAGCCATCCTAATTGCTCTAATCAAGTAGGATTCCATAAATCTTATACAAAGAAAAATGGATCTCCGGGATGGAAATGGAAAACTTTTTGTGACCCGCATCGAACCACACTTAAAAGCGAGGCAGATGTATGGATGTCACAAGGTTGTGAAAATCGAAATGGATATCTTGGATGGTTTTGCAAAGATCCATATAGTAGTCTTGGGATTGATCATCACGATGGCGATAAGAGAAACACATCGCCTGATAATCTAAAAATCTTATGCGCTAACTGTCACGGTCAAAAAACTATGATCTTTGGCGACAACCGTAAACGATATACATATACAAATCCAAATTTTTCTAAATTCTTCGAGGAGGTATGATATGTATGAAGCAAGAATTAAACATCTAGAAGAAGCACATCGTGCTTTGGACAAACAAGTCGACAATTTGGAAAAAAATGGCTTGTTCGAAGACCTAAAACTAGAGCAATTGAAGAAAGAAAGGTTGCTCTTAAAGGATAAAATTGCTATACTAAAGCATAAACAAGAACTCCAGCAATAGGCGTAATATGGCAACAAGTTTCTCCCTTAATCGGACGCAGGTTGAAAAACTTGCTAAGATGGCTGAACACTTCAAGGAAGTAGAATGGTTTACCCTTGAAGAATCACTTTCAAGCGGCATTGGCCCTACGGTCACTGTTAAATTCAACTTATTCAACGATGATGACAAAGACATTGACACCACTGTTGATATCACTGATGTAAGTACCTGGTAATGTACAAAACAATTTATACTGAAGTAGAAGTTGACGTTGATCTCGGAGACTTTGATACAGACGATCTACTTGAAGAACTAGAAAGCCGAGGTTCGGGTGTTATGGACTATGGTGATGGTAAAGAAGTGTTACAAGCAATTTACGAAAAACGTAGACTCGGACAAGATTATCAAACTGAGTTAGAAACATTAATTTATTTAGGATTAGGAAAAATTATATGAAACAAGACCTAGACGAATATCTTTGTAAGACTTATCCAAAGATGATGGTTAACCGTCATAAGGATATGAAAGAAACGTGTATGTGTTGGGGCTTTGAATGTGGCGATGGTTGGTTCCAGATCCTCAATCAGCTGATGGGCAATATTCAACATCACATCGATTGGAAGGAACGTCAGCGTGAAGTTGCTATTAAATTTAACCGGATGTCTGAACAGCTTAGGGCCGGTGACTCTACTCTGTTTGATGAAGAATACAAGGATCTAATAGGGTTAGACTTCAAAGAAAAGCGTCGACAAGAAATACTCGAACGTGAAATTCAACCTATTCCAGAACCTATTCCGCAGGTTACATTGGATCAGGTTAAAGAAAAATTTGGTACACTACGTTTTTACTATACAGGCGGCGATGACTACATTAGCGGATTAGTGTCTATGGCAGAATCAATGTCGGGTGTAACTTGCGAAGAGTGTGGCAAGCCTGGAACACGTACAAGTGGTGGGTGGATTAAGACTGCTTGTAAAGAACACGGTGGCGTTGATTACGACACGCCCGAAGAAGATGAAACAACAATTCTCAAACAAGGATATGAGGGGTAATTATGGCAATCTGGACTGTTAGCACACACTATAAAAAATCTTGTCAAGAAGTAGAACATTGGGTTCGAAGTGAAGGTGAAGGTAAAATCACAGTCACTAACGGTTTCCGTTATGGCGAGTGGACTGTAGAAACAAGCGATGATAATCCTCCCGAATTTGAATTTACAGAAGTTCCCGGAGGCGATGGTCGTAAAGACAGTATCAATATGTTAGACTGCGAAATCAACAATATTGAAAGTGTCGAACTTGTTGAAATGTTCGACGGCGGTTGTTGGTATGATATTGATGTTACAGAACTTGATGAAGAAGCTCAAGCGGAAATTGAAGACTTCATCGAAGAAAACAGCATTTATGATTTAGAAGATCGTGACGAAGATTCTTGGTACAACGATGAAACTGAATGGTGGATTTGGGGTCCTATTGAAATTAAAAACGAAGCGGGCGAAACCGTACGTATTATCTGCGCAGACGAAAACGGCAATGTAGTAGACTTTAAGGAAGACTAATGAGACAAAAGTGTGCGATCTGTTATAAAGAAATTAAACCTGAGTGCAATTGGAAACAAGGCCGTTGTCCACACGCACCTTCGATGTTACAATCAATTA